GTCCATTGTAGGTGCCTGTTCCATTGACCGTGTGGTCACCATTCACAGTGACTGCATCTGCCAGCATTATGCCAGCAGACTCAGTAATCTGTATCTTGCCGACACCCTTGACCGTAAGCCACCACTCACCATCACTGTTGCGGTAAAGACCGCTGCCTGTTTCACCGATAAACCGCAGTCCTGGATTGGCTTGGGAGCCGTCGACGATACCAAGGGCTGCTCTCATGGACCCCTTGCCATCACGACTAAGGGAATCCTCTATTTCTGCACCCAGGTCCTCCATGGTGGGGTTAGCCCAGCCATCAGACTCAATGAGGGTGTCCGTTATTACCGGATTCCCTACTGGCAGAATATACTGACCTGCTGCGTTGCGTGGCATGACTAATCCTCGTTACTGTGTATCGTCGCAGTTGCCGTGCCTATCTTCGGCTCAACCACTTGTTCCATTGCTCGTTTAAGTTGCCTCTGTGGGGCATACAGACCGAACAAACCTTTGGCTCCAGCCCTGCGAGTACCTATCATGGTAGCTCCAAGAGGTACCGCTGCTACCATAGGAGCGACTCCTGCTGCGACCGTGGCTCCTACCCCTGATAATGCTCGCGCCCAACGAGGAGCTTTCGGTGCTCCCATAGTTTCGAACGCAGGGTCTATGATATCCTGCCCAAGACCCTTACCACGTACTCGCCTGCCCCTGCCTGTTCGTGCTCTCATTGCACGTTCTAAAGCTGGCACTGAAATATGTTGTGGATCAGCACGTTTGAATCCTGCCGCAGTTTCCAGGAGCATCTTGTTAGCATAGGCGAGGTCAACCTGTTTCAGTTGTTCTGCCATTTCCGGGCCTAGCCTGTCAGCAAAGATGTCAGTGATTGCTTCGTTGATGCTGACCAGTATCTCAATTCCACCTGTAGTATTCTCAGTAGCGTTTTCCACAGAGGCGAGTTTACTGAGCTGCTTACGAATCCTCTCCTGGAACTTACGTGCGTTCTGCACACTCAGCCCTGCCGCTCCGCCAGCCTCGTCCAGCATAGAAGACATCTGCCGCTGCATCGACCTCTTAACAGAGGGGTTGACCATCATGCCTTTTGAATCTATGGCATCAGTGACGGCGTTCATCATGGGCAGCACGTCAATCCTACCATCAATGGTATCCAGCACCTGTTTGTATGAAGTGTCAAAGATGCCGTCCATTTCCATGAAATATTCAGAAGACCCCACAGCCTGCTGAGGAGCAGGTGCTCCTGGTGGAACAGCTCGCTGAGCAAGGATGTCCGCTACCTCTTTTTCAGCACGCTTACGACCACCCGCTATCCCAGGTAGAACCCCCTCCAGATTGTCTTCTATGTTCTTAGCCAGTCTGCCCACAATACCGGCTTCATCAACACCTTGGCCTAGAGTAAGCTGCGCGCCCTCAGCCTCCAGTGACTCGGCTGCTCTACTCATCTTGAAGGGCTGAGTGATTACCTTACGACCGGCCTGTATAGTTCCGCTCAACGCACCGGGTAGAGCCGCACCGATAGCAGTATTAGCTCCTCGGCCAAAGAAGTCATCCTCTAGAACAGGCTGGGCAAAGCCTTCAGCACCACCGACTCCCATAGCAGCACCGATTTTAGATGCCCACTTGGGGAGGGCGGTCAAGCCCTTCGTGATGGCTTGCTCCGCCGCTCCTAGAGGAACAGCCAAGGCTCCCACGTTGCCGGCGATATCTCCAAGCGTACCAGCATTGATAAAACTACCCTCGCCTTCGCCCATGCCTGCGCCTGCACTGAGATCACGCCACGCTTGCACATCAGCTTCGTCACCTTCGTCTAGGCCGACAGTGAGCTGCTTGATACCGTGACCTAAGTCAGCGACACCCTTACCTATAAGAGCATCAGCACGAGCACCGTAAGAATCTTTTTCAAACCCACCTGTACGTTCAGCTTCAGGCACACCCATAGCATGTTCAGCGGCGCGATAAAGTGAAGGAGTGCCCCGCTCCTCTATAAGCTTATTCATAGTCTGCGGCATGGCTGCTCGGCCGACTGTCACAGGGAACTGGTTGTCGGGGGGGCGCGGGCCTGACAGGGCAGCAGGGGAAGGCCTCTGAGGAGCCATCCCTGGACCGCTAGGCGCTCCAACAGGTGGGGTCGCGGTAGGTGTAGCCTGCCGACCACTACGAAGCGCCTGGAGCTCAGCAGCAAGCTGCTTCCGCTGGAGTTCAGCCTGTAAGTCTTCTAGTCTACCCACCCCCGGCCTCCTTCAACCTGTTAACTTCTTCTTGCATTTCTTCCATGGTCATTTCGTCGATGTCCTTCTCATCGACTCCCGCCTGACCTTCTAGAATATGTTCGGGGAAGGGTTCAATATACAATTCTTTTGGTACATTAAAGCCGGGAAGAGAGCCCCCAACCAGAGCGTTAACGGCGTTGAAGTTTTTCTTGGATATGGTGATGCCCTCGGCATACTCTTCAAGAAGATCCTTCATCATTCGCCCACGCTTCTTAAGATTCTTACGAATCTCAGCAGGCTTCATACCAGCTTGAATTTCAGCCTGCTTCCAAGAAATGTTCTCACCCTTGGTCAGCGTAGCACCGAAGAATTCGTGCCGCTCCACTAGCTCGATGAAGCGTTTGTAATCACGCCACCATGCCGCTTGATCATCCATTGCCTTGGAAGTGGAGATGCCAAACTCACCGGATATAATGTTCTGGCCTCTGCCAATGATACCGATATCAGCAGCAAAGTCATCCCTAAAGGTAGTCAGCGAGTCATCCATATGACGGATTGTCGTGGCCTTTTCGTGAAGTGATTTAGAAAGAGTAGGACCAAGGTCCTTCGGCTGCTGAGTCTTGTGGTGCGTCATACGGAACCGACGCTCCTGTCTATTCAAGCGAGCCTTTTCTCTGTCACCTTGCGCCGTCATCCGCTGATTACGAAGCTCGGCTAAGTCCATAGCCTGCTGGCGTTTGAATTCCAGGTCGGTGACCTCATCTTTACGATCCCGGGTATAGTCAGCCTCTGCCTGCTGGCGTGCAAGATTAGCAGCATCTCGCTGGGATTTGACCCGAGCAGACTGGAGGGTAGTCTGACGCGCACCCACGTCACGACTCTGGGCCTTAGCCTGGAGTGCGCTCTGCAGACCAGACACCCTCTGAGCACCAGCACGGGATGCTTGAGCCTGCAACTGTGAGGACATGTTGGCTGCTTGAGGGTCGCCGGCAATCATGCCTGCCATCAAGTTGATGTTTGGCTTCCCCGCAGCCGCAGCCATCGCATCGATTTGCGCCATTTCGCTTTTATTTAGTCCAGCCATTAGATTTCGTCCTCGTCGCTACCAGCGCCTCCTTTCAAAGACTCCAGGAAGCCAGACCGCAGCATGGACATTTCCTCACTGGCACCCCTGCGCTCTTCCTTCTGTTCCTTCTCTTTTTGGCGGACAACATAAGCTTCCATGAGCTTAGCACCGTGCTGAGTTATAGAGGCAGGAACATACACGTTGCCGACCATCTTGCCCATAGCTGGATCTGAAGCACTCTGCCTCAGTGTATCAGCCTGTACTCCCTGACGTTGGCCTTGGCTGAAGCGTTCCTGTGCCTGAGGCATACCTGCCACGAGGTTAGACGCTCCTGGCTGAAGCTGCGTAGGGATGCCTGCGTTTATCCCGCCCTGCCCAGGGAGGCCAAGGCCACTCTGAGGAGGTGGACCCTGAGGGGCGACAGGTTGTGCCGGAGCCATAGGAGGTGTCGCCCCTATAGATGCAGGATTTGCATTCGGCATATAGGGGTTCCCGCCCTGCGGTCCCCTGAGGGCCTGGGCCTGAGCTAACATTCTTGGGTCAATTTGCGGCATGGCCGAGTCCTCTCATGTCTACGTGCTTGATACCATTGTGATCAAACACAAGTTCTGGGTGTACCTGCTCCACTTCCTGAGCGATGGGGCCGACAAACCACTCGTCAGACCATAGGTACTGGAAGGCGTACTGCGGGATATCATCTTCGTAGTAGCCTATGTGCTCCAGATTGCGCTTAACACGCAGATCGCACATCATCATGCTACTGCCCATGTTCATGGCACCAGACATGAGGGCGTCCTTGCTGGCCTGCTCAGCGTTAAAGATGTCCATTTCGTAGTCGGTCTGGTTCTTCATGGCACCACTGTAGTCCGTAGTCTCTGCACGACCAGCCGCCTGGAACCCAGGCATCTGAGGAGCGCTGACTTGCTGCCCAGTAAGCAGAGCATTCAGCTCATTGAGCGGCGTCTGGCGTTGCTGAAGCATCTCGGCTATCTGCATCTGGCGCAGGTTGTTCGCGTAATTGGCAGCACTCTGGTCCATACCTTGCATGGCCTGAGCCTCGCCCATGGACCCTTGCATCATCTGCAAGTCCTGGCGCATCTCGTTATCGCCCATGGAACGCATGGCGTTATCCCACGCACTCGTACCTCGCTGGATGCCCTGGTTGCTAAGCTGAGTCTCCAGCCTGCTGCGGTCTTGTTCACGCTGAGGGGCATACAGACTCTGCATACGACCAAACGCGTCTTCTCGTATTTGATTGGCGTCAGTCGCAGCACCAGTGTACTCCCCGAACTGGTCAAAGTTTGGGTCTTCTGTATACCCGCCTTCCACACGGCCGATCATATCCTCAGCAAAGCCGCTGCGAGCCGACTGTATACGGAGCTGACTACTCAGTGCCTCCTGTGCCTCTGGTGCAAGAGTAGTAGTCTGCTGAGCGGTAGTGTACTGTTCGCCCGTTACAGGGTCAGTGACAGGGCTGTAACTCCACGACTCACTTCCGAACGGAGTTTGAACCTCCGGACGGTTGAAGTACATTTGCTGATTCGTAGCTATTCTGCTAGATTCAGCAGTTGCCTCTGCTGCTCCCGCGTAATCAGGCGGTGGCGGCGGTGACGCCTTTCCCATATCGTTCTCCTAAGCTGAGCCATCTCTGCACTCGGGGACTTTCCCGGTGGAGGCGCAGCATAATAAGATCTTCCCCATCAGCGTAGCCGTCTGGTATACGGCAGAACTCTTTGAACCCTATGTTAGTGTCCATCTTGAGGGCGGTGGCGTTATTCGCGTTGACCACTCCAATCAGCCAGTTCAGCTCAAGCTGAACAAAGGGGTAGTAGAAAGTGTACCACAAGAACTCACGGCGCATCCAGTTCTTACCTTCTGCGGCTACGTGTATCTGTGCTGTCTTCCCATTGGCGTCAGTATACCCTACGACGGCCTTCAACACACCATACTCAGCCCAACCTATTGCACGGAAGTCTGTAGAGTATGACACACTGACTCGTTCATTGAGCCACTTGTGCAAGAAGGGAGTGCCGTTAGTGACAATCACATCAGGCCTCCTATCTCAAACGACAGCGTCCAGTGTGTGAATACTAGACGTGCCGGACCACGAACTGTCATGTACAGAGACAGGAACCTACCAAGGCATCCCGACCCTGCCCAAGCCTCATAGGTATTGCCTGAACCAGACCAGAAGGCTTGGTCCCAGAAGTCCACATCCCACATAGCTCCCTCGTTAGGAGCAAAGAATGCAGGAGACCCCTGTAGGTTATCAAAGTCCCACTCAGTGTACATCTTTATCTGAACACCAGGGGCGGAACTGCCCTGGAATACAGGCTGAACAAGCTGGCATCGCTTGAGCTCAGGCACGTCATAGTTGCTGAAGCCTGTCTGCATTCGGCCAATGAGGTCTTCATTGGGTAGACCATCAAAGCCCACGTTATCGCTGTTGCCAATGAACAATTCGTAGACGTTGCCGTCTTGATCACCAGCATACATGGTGCTTTCAAAGACTACCATAGTCTGAACAGGCAGATTGACCAACTGTGACCAAGCATTATTGTGAACACTGGCCGTCCATATACGAGCTGCTCGCTCGTTAATGGTGACCGGCTCCTTAATCATCAGTTGCTCTTCACGTGGGTAGTACAGAATTTCCCATTGTGGCTCGTCTAAATTCTCGCTTAACTTACGAGCCAGGATAGTCTGAATATTATACCCCATTGACTCACTAGAGCCAATCTTCAATGCTCCGGTAAACAGCTCGCTTAGTGGAATAACGCCAGTCTCACATAAGACTTGAACGTCACCACCTGATTTCATGGCAATTCTACGACCAGTAGGTACACGCCCAACGTCCCAGATGCCCACCATAGCGAATGTGTCAGCATTCTCCGGGTCTGTGCCCTGGTAAGAAATGACGTCACCTTGCGAACCAATAACGATAAGGAAGTCATCAAGGCCGTCGCCACCATCACGAGTCCAGGATACAAGCTGCTGGAGGGTGCCGCCCTGACGAATGTAGGCACCGAAATCAAACTCTTGCACCTCGCCAGCAATCTGGTCAACAGGGAGGTACCACGCCTTCGTGCTATTGCGATCAATAAACCACAGCCTCCGTTTCCAGGACATTACATAATCCCACTTGGTGGGGTCAGTGCCATCTATCTCACCGACTCCTACACCCGCTATATGCTGAACCCAGCCGGTGCTCGTAGAATACGTGTAGTATCCATTGAATTCATTGACAGCACACAGGAAGTTATCGCCTGCCGTTGAGAACTGTACCCACGACCACTGGTCAGTGATACCAGGAACCTGCGCACTAAACGTGACATCACGTACGGGCTGAATAGGGTTATCCTGCCTATCGGTCACGTCAGTGATACCCTCAAACGTCACTGCGAACAGCTTGTTATCTCCCGGCACCAGAGCTTCGTAGCTCATAAGTGTATTTACGGGGTCATTAAGCTTGTTTTGATGTATACGGTAGCCTGGACGGAGCTCTAGTCCGTATGGCTTCACCCAGAAGTTGCGCAGTTGGAGGGCATCGGCAGGTGACATATTCGCAAGGGGCTTCTGCGATACCAACCCATTCGTGGGGGCAGCTTGGGTCACTCGCTGGACGACATTGGTCTGCGCCGACCTCATGCCAACGCCTACGTTCTGTTTCGGTATCGGTTGAAGTGGCATTAGACCCCGTAGTTCGTGTCCGGTATGTTCCAGTAATCCAGGTATCGGTAGCCAGTGCGATTAATCAGGCTGAGCACCGGAGCACCCTGGTCCTGTGTGAACCGTTGCTCAAACGACACCTGGAAATCACGCATGGCAGCGGCTGAATCAAAGCCCTTGACCTCCAGCCACTTCGCTTTAGCCAGATAGTAGATCAGGTACTGGTCGATTAAGAACAAATCACCGTTTTTGTCAGCGAAATTCTTGAACAGCGTGGCATCATCTTGATCTTGTATGTAGCCTTGGCTGATGTACTCCATGCTCAGATCTTGTGAATCTTCCGGTGGGCTCTTTATCTCCCACTGGTTGTCTCTCAC